TGAAGAAATGGATTCCTAAATTTTTTCTTAATCCATCTTTCTGCCTTTGCATACCAAGGGTCTACACCCTCTCCAAATGTTTTTTCAAATTCAATCTTCATGTTATCATTAGCATTGCGTGTTGTAATTCTCTGGCATGTTCAAGTTCATCTTCTGCAATCTCTGCAATCTTCTTGTCTTCTGGATGATATGAAAGATACTTGATATATGTTTCATATGCATGCTTTTCAATTTTCATGTTGATATCATAAGCGTCAAGAGGATCAGCAAGATAGTAAACAACCATGATCCAATAATAAAGTAGAACAAGGTGTTTGGCAAAGAACCGATCAATCCAATATTTATTTCCTTCTCTAAGTTCCATCTCTTCCAAATGTTCCGTTTCATTTAAAGCCTGATAGAAATGTTCTTTCATTAGATATGTATGATCCTCTCCTCTAAGTCCTAGTGACTCACGGAAATGTAAGACACTAATAAATGAAAAGTATGGTGCTCTAGCAATAACTTCTAGAACCCAGAATCTCTGAAAGTCTCTACCTCTGTAGAGGAAGTCAAGGATATAGATTGTAGTATCCAAGACCCATGTATTAAATTTTTTCATACTATAGTTGTTTTAACCCAAGCGTATTGAGATAACCATAATGCTATCCCAACTCCTCCAAATATTATACAAGAAGATTTGATTGGTAAATTCTTCATGTTACTATTGCGTCTATAGGTATTTATACTGAGTAGATAGATTTCATAACAAAATCTTTAGATAGAATTGGATCTCCTAACAATTCTAACTGTATACCATCAGCATCTACAAAGATGTCATCATCTGCATTTTTACGACAATGCTGCCAATAGTATGTTCCATCTTCTTTTCTGTAAAAGTAAGATGTATTATGAGAGTCCAGTGTAAACATGCAGATACATTTTTGTTTGTGTTGCCAACATGGGTTTAGTGCTCTCTTTTCATATTCAGTCACGTTGTCGCCAATCGTCAGATTTGTTATCGTTTCTAAACCAATCAGCTATGTCATCTGCACCATTAAATCCTCTCTTGTCTGTTTTTGGATCTCCTATGTCTAGAAATTTTAAACAAGATCCATCCTCATCTGTTGCTAATCTTCTTGCTTTACTTAACATTCCTCTTGCACTTGTATTTGCTTTCGCAAGTTTCTGTGCCCAAATCATATCAGTCATACTGACTTCTGTTCCTGATGCAATGTCCTTGCATATACCTTCTAACCGAAGGCGATATTGTGTTGATAACATAAACTGATTGTTAGTATTAGTATTATTTAACGACCCATCGGAATGCCAGATTCCATGAGACGTATTATATTTTGAACTACCTCGCTCCTACAATAGTCAATAAAAGAAGGATGCTCGTGCAGATACGGGACATCCTCTTTACTGTGTTCTATTGCTTCGTATGCACTAACTGCATATTCACATATTTCATAATGATTATTTTGTAGGTCGTGATAGCCTACTGTATAGTGGGACATGATCTTTCAACTCCACGTTATACCACTAATTATAACTTAGTTATATTTTAAACGCAATTACCGTCTTGATATGACAACATCCCCCTCACCATCATCATCTTCATCATCATCTTCTAACTCTTCAATTCTATTTTTTAATTCTTCATGCAGTTCATCTTTAGGTTCTTCATCACCAAATTTAACTACCATCAATTCGTCACCAGGTTTTACCTCCATCATTTCTGGATGAGGTATTCTTCTGATAACTTTTTTACCTTCAACTATTCCGTAGTTTGATGGAGAAGAGTATAAACTTAACATTAAACGTATTGCGTATATTAAAGTTATCACCCAACAAACTACAAAAATTATTACCATTCACCTAAAACCTGATTGCAATATCTTTTGTATAGGAACTTGCCTTACTCTATCTATAACATCACTCTCTACTCTGTCAACAATCTTATCAAGAACATCTATATCAATTTGCATAAATGGTGGAATGATACCAAGTAAACGAAGTAAACCATCTACAAATAATGCGAGAGCAGTGAACCCAAGAATCATAGAGATAACCGTTGCGTCTCTATTATGCTTTCTCATTGACTCAGCATCTATTCTTCTTGCTTCTTCTACTGCTACCTTTACAGCACGGTCAATCATGATGTTCACTTCTTGTTTTGTGTAAGCTACTTTACGTATCTTCTCCTCCATCATTTGACCTCCTATATCACTAACTGGAAAACTCTTTATTAGTTCTACCATAGGTTATCCTCCCCCGTAGTATGCCTTGTAGTAAGAAACGACTCCGTTAGTAGTTACTTGACTAGTACACCAACTATCTGCACAAGAATAAATTCTGTGATTGTCCCCTTCTTTACCAAATTCTTTTAAAAGAATTGATAACACTCTACGTCTTAGAGTAAGTTTTTCTTCTAGTCTCATTTTGTAATGTTACAGTAACCTTGTTCACATAGTTGTTCTAATTTTTCTATAAGATGAGTATACTCATCCCACAAATGTTCAGAACTTGTTTGATCTCTGTATAACTTACAAGCAGTTATAGCACGAGCTACGTCTCCCTCGTTTAATCTCATAATGTTCATAGTGTTACAGTATAATTATAACGAGGAAAATTACACATGCAAATATTTTAACAGAAATGTCAGGGTTCGTCAACTTCAAAAGACTGCATTTCTGTGTAGTTATAATCAGATATCATTGCAAACAACCTGTTTCTAAGGTATTTTAAATATTCTAATTCTTCTGCTGGTCTAACATGAGGACCAGGAAACATTTCTATATGACTACAAACGATATTGTAAAGCATGCGAACTTCTTCAATTCTCATTGAGTATTGACAAAACCATTCTCCTTCGTCTTTAGGATATGGCTCTTGGTTTTCGCCATCGTCAGTAATCATTATGCAGATACCGTGTTGTTAGCAGAATTTCTTCTTTGATATGCTGCTGGTGTTCTTGTATTATTATTAGATAATCTTGCTTGAAATGCAGCAGGTGTTCTTGTTGAATTATCAGTTTTCCTTGCTTGATAATCTGCATTCCAATTTTTAAATGTTCTAGTAGCCCATCCCTCTGTACCTGAGAAATGATTTACAGTGCTGCTACCTGGTTGGGGACTAACAGCATTACAATCTTTATCGTTTCTTTGATATGCCATTAGCGTTTACCTCCATTCATTTGCTTGAGCATCTTCTGTAGTTCTGATGTAGAACCTACAAACATAGCATTGTTTGTAACATTCTTAGGACCTTTCTTTTCTTCATCTAAATCTTTGACCTTCTTTTGGAGATCCATAAGTTTGTCAGTCATGTCTGCTACCTGTTTCATGGCGTTTGTAGCGACTTCATATGCTCTTGGATGCCCTGACTCCTGTGCAACCTCTAACGCTCCTTGTACCGCTTCCTGACCCTGATCTATAAGTCTATAGAGTTCTGCTCTTGTATACTCATAGTCTTTTTCCCTATCTTCTGCGACATCATTTGATAGTTGCTTCTTTTTTTCTGGTTCTTTAGATACATCAATATCTAATATATCTTCCATGTTTTCTTCTAAACTCTTCATAAGAATGACATCCCTTCATTAAATCCAAAGTCATCATCAGCAGTTACTAATGCGTCATCAGCAGCAGTAACTTGACCATCTTGGTTGATGTCTGTTTTTGCTTTGGGTGTGTAAGATAGTTCAACGTGTCTCTTATTGACATTGGTATCACCAATAGTTTCAATAATACGAGACTTACGAATAACATCTGCCTTGGTGTAAGGACCGTAGATGTAAGACTTAGCAGTAAACTGCATTGTGTAGGTTATACTACGTCTTGTACTAAAGTCATCTTCCCAATCATCATCAAAGTCTACACTATTCAATACAACAGCAACATCTCTAACTTCATCCATATCAGGAATGAACTTTAAACTCATACTAAATGAGGGTTGAAAGAAAGGAAGTATCTGTTCTAATATTTGTAACCCATCATCTTGAGACTTACAAAGAATACCAACTTCAAATGAAATATTGTATGGTACAGGTACATACTGAGTTCTTACTTCATTACCGTTATCATTAATAACAGTCTTATACTTCTGTGTGGCAGGTGTTTTTCTCGCAGCATCATAGTCAATACCAGTCATTTCAAAATAAATTCGTGGTAAAGTAATTGCTACTTTTCTACCATCAGTAGGGTTACCTTGTAGTCTATACAAGAATTTTTGTTTAGGACCGTAGGCAAGAGGAACTTTCTCTGTCTCAATAACTTGACCATCAACTATTTTTTTAAGTTCAATGTTATTGAAAAGAGTACCAAATGAGACAACAGTTTTTCTAACTGCTTGATTATAAAATTGTGTTCCTAACATCAGAAGCTACCTGTATAATTACCAAATTCACCAAATGGGTTTGTTTCTCCCCAATCAATTAAATCATCTGCACCTTGCTCAATTGCTTGGTTCTGATCATATTCAGTGCTTTGATTATCAATTGTAGAGAATGTCCCTAATGTATATATGGCGTTAGATTCAACCCCTCTAATCATATCTCCATCAATAAAGTTACCTGTGCGGTTCATAACTTCAAGTGTATACGTCACGCCATTCCAGTCAGCAACTTCAGCAATCGTAGCACTCATTAGATCATATAGAATTGCTTGTCCACCACTTGTAGTAGTCTCTTCCCATGCATTGATGATGTATCTTACATTAGTAGAATCATAATAGAAGTAACCAGGTGTAGTAGTAGCAGTCGTTCCATTATATTGATAAACATAACAAATACGTTTATCTTCAAACTTCCAATAAAAATATTTTTTCTGTGTAGTGGTAGCAAACACAGGATCAAAACCACCACTACCAGTTACAGTAATAACTTTATTAGATGAAGTCCATGTTCTTCCTGCACCTTGTGCAGTAAATCCACCTATAACTACATGTTCATCGTTAAGGAATTGAATTGGTTCTGGTGGTGCATCAATAATAACTGTTGGAGGATTTAGACCTGTTACATCATATCCAGTACCACCACTGACAATCGTAAGAGTAACAACACCACCATCTAATATAGATGTTGTGATAATTCCTCCAGATCCATTACCTGCATTACCAATAGTAACATTTGGTGGAGTGTTATATCCTGTACCAGCGAGTGTTACAGTTGCTTGTGATATAGCACCACTAGAATCTACTTCAAGAGTTCCAGTTGCTGTTTGTCTAGTAGTAGGACTAAGATTTAATGTAGTAATATTACTAAACTGTCTTTCTACATCATCAATTTCATCAATACCTGTATCAAACTTATCAGCACCTTGCTCATATATCTCAGCAGTGAGTTGATAAAAATACTGTTTACCTAACTGAAAGAAAGGATTTTCTCTTTCTACATACTTAACTTCATAGAGATCTTCTGTCAATGGAAAATATATTAAGTCTCCCTCATTAGGTCTACCATCTACAGCAAGACTCAATGCAGGATTAGCAGACTGTTCCCATCTTCTTCTTGATACAACAAAGGTTATCTCATCAGTTATTCTTAAACCAAACTTACTTACAAACTCTGCACCTGCACCAAAACCTTCTACATTCACAAGGAACATCTCTATCATATAACTCTGATTAAACTCAGATTGTATAACTTCCCCTAACGTCTTATCTTTCAGATGCACTCTAGGAATATAAAACACATCAGATCCAAACAACTTGATTTGTTCATCAACCAAGTCTTGTACAAGATTCTGTTCAGTGGCAACACCACCGTGTTGAGGAAAGTATACTTTTTTCATCCGATCATGTCAAATGGTGGTAATTCGTATGTAGAGAATGACTTCTCTTCTATCTCTGCAATTTCTTTTTGAGCATCTTCAAAAATTTCTCTACCATTAATGGCAACTCCACCAGGAAGTTGGATGCCATTAAACTTAATTAGGTTCTGACCCCACTGTCTTTTGATAAGGGCAGTAGCATATTTCTTTAAGAAGATGTCACTATAAACTTGAGTGTATGTATCAGGATCTAATGCTCTATGACATTCAACAATGACATGTACATCTTCATCTAACATGTCCTTACCAACATCAATATAAAGTCTGTCTTGTCTCATGTTAAATCTAAACTGAACAAAAGCACCATTGTTTAGAACCATATCCATAGTCTCCATCCAAGTCTTAACCATGTAATAGTTAAGAAAGTCTAGAGATCCTACAGCGTATAGATCATTTAAAAATATCTGATACTCAATACCAAACAAATTATTTCTAATTGCGTTACTAGCAAGACCAAATACTTTAGTCACACCAACTACATCCGCAGGTAGTTCAAGGTATCTATCCCTGACTTCCCATTTTGTACCACTAGCTAGAGTAGTTGTTGTGTTCTGTGTTTCAAATTTTGTCTCATCAGCAGCAGTAAATAGATGCTTCATATAAGCAAGTTCAGTGCCATCGTAGTGTCTCATACGATAATACTGAAGTGCATCGTCTATTGAATCCTCTATCTGATCATCGTCAACATTGATCTCCAACACTGGAAAACCTAACTTTCTAAGACAGTAATCTTTTAGTTCAGCTCTACTGGCAGGTTCTGCCATAACATTTACCTACAATTTCCCTGAAGGTATTTATTCATTTATTTCACCTCAACTCTTTTAAAATCTGATTCAAACATTACATTCAGACACCATCTTTGTTTATGATGTGGAGCACCAGTACCTCCATGCAGTGTATTTGAAGGAAACATTATAGCATTTCCTTCTATTGATTCGTAAAAATATTCTCCATCGCCAGGTATAACAACTCTAGTACCATGCTCAGGTCCTGTACTATTAAGATAGTAAACAATGCTAGTATACTTAGTATCTTCTTCGGAATGATCTACATGAAGACTTCCATGAGAAGCAGAACTATAATAGTTCCAGAATATTCTGAATAAATGTGGAGAGTTATGTAAATAACCTGCCTTCTTTGCTCTCTTGATACAGATATTCATTACAAGTTTTGCAAACCCATTGAGTTCTGCGTAATACTCTTCCATTCTTACTGCTCTATTAGCATCAAAAGTTCTCTGAAGAAAACCTGCATCAGAAGTATAACAACATTTGCCTTCTAACACGCCAGGATATGTTGGATCATTTATAATATTACAATCTTCTCCACGATGATCATATGCAATCTCCCACCCATTGCTATGGCGTAGCATTTGAACTAAGTGAAAATTAATTTCTGGTGATAGTATATCAGTAAAAGATATCAACTCTCTTTTTTCCATCAAAATCCCCAACAAACAAATGAATATCTTTCTCCTTTGGTTACCTCTTGAACTCTATGAGGATAAAGATAACAACTAGGAAATATCAATATATCTCCTTTATCTAATTTTATTTCAAAGTCATCCCAAAACACTAAACCACCACCCTCATAATCAGAATGATCATTCAAAGCACCTATGACTGATAGCACAGGTATTCCTCTCTTCTCTCCATCAAACAAAGATTGTATATGATCAAAGTGAGGTCTCATCATAGTTCCCTCACTATACCTATTCAAACGTATACTAGACCAGAACTTGATCATGTTAAATGGATTTGCTTTTACTGCTTCTTGTCCTTGATATAAATTTGTTCCTTGTTGATGTTGTAGTAATTCTGGCAACAACATCATATATGCTTTCCATACTTCAGAAATATGCATGATAAGTTGCTGCTGAACTACGTCTGGTATATTAGCACCATAAACAACATCCAATTCTTTTTGTTTGTGTGAATAAGACTGAACCTCATGATGAGAATACCATTCATGAGTTTGCCATTCCCATTTTTTTGATTTTTCTACAATACTATCACAAAGTTCTGGAGCAATAATATTATTTTTAGCAATAAGATTTCTTAATTGTACATCCATAATTAAAGCACGGGTAACATTCCTAAACAACCATTTCCTGGAAACAGATCTAATGATACATCAAATCCTATGGTCAATCTTGTATCTGAGAACTCATCTAAACAAACCACCCTATGTTCTCTTTGACCAGGACCAAAATATATCTGACCTACTTTGTTCTCAATTTTATAATCTCTAAACTCAGTAACAGTATTCTTTGGATCTATACTTATATATCCATGATAATCCCAGTCATGATTATGCCATCCAAGAACTTGATCCTGATCATGATAGTTTAACCATGATTGCATCCACATTTTTTTATTACCTAATTCAGATTTGACAATTGATACAAGTTCTTTGTAAATTTCATAGAAGTTATAATGACCAGCAGTTAATGAAAATATATTATAGTTAAAATAATCTGCTGTCATGTCACCAGTAGCATTTCTAGATGGTAATCTCATATACCATTTCTTAGCTAGATGACACTGTTTAACAATTTCTGATTGATGTTCTATAATATATTTTGATTGATATAATTTATAATCCATTTAATTTTATTTCATTGGATATAGACATTTCTACAGTTGTCATTTGTACATGAGATCCTTTCATCAATCCATTAATCATATTTGTATTCAAATTAATTAAATCAACATTGAATGCTATTGATATTCTTTCTACATCTGATTTTGATTTTGTAGTTCCATGTGATAACCATGAAGGAAACAATATAATATCTCCGTCATAAGGAACAACCACAGTAAAAGATGGAAACACTTGACCAGATGGAAATTCACATGTATTGGATACTGGATTTGGATTTTGAAATACTATAGACCCTTGTTCTCTACTTACTCTAAAGTAATATACACCAGAAATTTTATGTCCAGGATGAACGTGTTGCATTCTAGATTCATTTTTATTTCCAAAATTAACCCATGAATTTTCTACCTTAATTGGAGACTTTGATCTATCATATTGACCACTCCAACGAGAACGCTGTAAATACGCAATACAAGATTCTTCTATTCTTTTCTTCAACAAATTACATTCATACTTTTCTAGAAAATCATATGTCTTCTTAACTTCTTCTCTGTCATTAAAAGATTTACAAGATTTATCATCAGTATCTTTTATTTTCTTAATTGCTTCTTGTATCTCACATTGAATATCATCATAAGATTCGTCCGCTGGATATCTTAAGACAGGAACAGAAAATAAATTATATAATTCCATTACCAAAATTTCCTCATAGGACATTTGTTTTCTTTAACTATTTCCCAAGATTTACCTGGTAAAAAATTTTTTACACGAGCAAGGTTGTGAGATTTAACTCTTAACTTATCTGGTGCATCTTTCCTTTCTAAAGAAAATGCAGTATCATAACTTCTAAATCTTACTATACCGATAGGTTCTCCTCTCAATATATTAGTTACTTCATTATTAAATCTACATGCAGATAATATCATTCGTGGCCAACGATTGAAAGGATATTCAGCACTAATTATTTCTATTCCTTTTTCAGCAAAACTTGGTGGAGATACAATCTCTACCCATATATCTTTAGTTTTTTCTTTTGACCAGAAAGTAAAATGTTGATGCATCTGTCCTACTAACACTTTATTGTAAGGAGTTGGAGGTTTCATTAATGTAGGTGGTGATTTACCCTCATCAACATTAATAAAATCATAACTCCATTGATCAACTACACCAGTATCTTTATCATACGTGATAGTCATATCCATCTGTGAGAATATAACAAAAGCATTTTTCCAGTAATGTTTCCATGCAGGACATTTCCAGTAGGTATGCTTCTCGTGATATTCTTTATAGTATGAAAGATATGGTTGAATAGGAATATAAACTTCCTCTTCAAATAAAGGATGTTCCCAACCAAATTGATATCCCTCCATAAAGGGAGCATAATATATTTTTTTCATCAGTAAACATTCTCAATTAATCCAAAGGATGTACTAGCAGGTGAAGAAGTCAGTCCAACAGGCATGACATTTATACTAATTGTCATTCTAATTCCTTCAAAAGTAGTTGGCATTGTAAAATGTTCTAACCAAGACGGAAACAATATCAAAGTTCCAGTCTCAGAGGGACACTGCCATACATTTTGTGACAACTTACTTTCACTTTGAACAACAATACCATGTCTAGAATGTGGTAAAGGTGTATCAAAATAAGTTGGAGGAGTGTTTGGTGTACAGTAATAAATACCAGAGAGCCATGAATTTGGATGAACATGTGGTCTATGTTCATTCATTTTTGGAGAAATATTTGCCCAAGATAAATTAACTCTTAGTCCCTCAGTGTTTAATCTATACGTTTGGTAATAATTTTCAAGACAAGCATTGACCCAATCATAAAAAAATGCATACTCCTCTTTTTCATGTAGATGAGTATTCATTGTTTGAAGTGGATGTAAACTTTGTCCTTCCTTATTCTTTATTCCTTGAGGACCTGATGTTTCTTCTTGATCAATCAGTTCCATTAATTTAGAATTCATGCTAAGATATTTCTCATTACGATACATGGTTACCGTAACAGGGAATATATCAATTTCATTTACAAGAGTATTCTCTAGCATCATATAACTTCGTCATACTACTATTTATTATACCATGTCAAGTCTTATAAGTCTATTCCCAACACAAGTTTTTAGAAGTCAAGCAACTAATGAAAACTACGATTTAGTTCAAAGAGAAGTAAAGGAATGTCTCAATAAAATATTAGAGACTGATAACTTTGATGATGTCTCATGGATTCATGAGGAAGCTGGTAAGAGAAGAGCTGCAAGAAACGCATATTTTGATATACATGAATATCTTATAGATGAAGATCTTATAGGAAATTATAATTTAGTAAATTTAAAAAAGAGAATATTTGATGCTGCTAAACAATATGTTGAATTGACACAATGGAGTAGAGCATTCTCACACAGAAAAGTAACTGAAGGACAAGAGAGATATATACTTCATTTAAAAAATTCATGGATGAATATACAAAGTAAATTCAAATCACATGAATGGCATTGTCATCCTGGTTATCATATAGCTGGCACTTACTATATGAGGGTTAGTCCTGAACAAGGTGGGATACAATTTCAGAATCCAAATATAATGATGCAACATTGCAATTTTCCAGAAAACCCAAGGAACTCTCAATCTATTGAATTTGTTCCTAGTGATGGAGACATCATGTTGTTTCCAGCTTGGTTGATGCACAATACAATGGCAAATACAACAGATGTAGATAGAATTAGTATATCATTCAACCTTGATATAGAACTTCCTATGGATCAAACTTAGGTGATTCATAATCAGGAAGTCCTCTTAGTTTTCTTAACTCACTATTTGCAGAACATTCACTCAAACAATAACTAATTGCCAGACTAGTCCTTAGTCCTTCTGTTGGATGTAAAGCAGCATGAAAATAATATGATGGAAATAAGATAAGTCTGCCTGGTTTAAATTTAACTCTATAAACTTCTTGGAAAGATGTGTCCTCACCATCGGGACCTATAGGATCACTGTAGAATAATGTGTCTCCATCTTTACCTCCAACATAATAAATCATAGTCCAGTAGTCAGGCATCTCCCAATCTAAATGAATTGGTATTGCAACATCCATTGGCACTTGACCATTAAAATGAACCCGATACAATTGATTTGCATATGCATCAGGTATAAAAGTTTGTAAAATATGTTTAGTAAATGCATCATGAACATATGATGCTATGCCATCTACATCTAAAGCAAATGGATCCTCTGTTTGTTCATGTGGTCTATGTACCCATATAGCAAAGAATCTTCCATCTTTACTACCTCCTTTTCTCCCTTGAATACCATACTCCCACCTTTTACAATCGTTTAATTTCTTAGAAAAAGATTGTACGAGATAATCTGGAAAGACATCATCGTACACGAAGATCTTTGAAGTATCAATTTGTTTCATAATAAAGTTAAAAAACTTTAGGGATTTGCGTCTTTGATTGCCTTAACTGCTTTATACCAAGTACCAGTTTTATCTAACTTACCATCATCAATATCATGCCATAGTTGATCTACCTGTTCTTGCCAAGATGGATACTCTCTTTTTCTTTTTGAAGCATAAGTATCATACTCAGCTTTCATATCATCCCATTCTGCTTTAATCTCAGCCCATGTAGGAGCAGTCCATCCTCTTGCTGTAATCTCAGCAGCAGTAAAGTTTCCATTTTTATAAAAACCTGTAACAGGATCAAATACTTTTTCTGCGTCAGTTACACTAGGTCTGTTATCAGTGTATCTAACTGACTCTAAGTATTGCTGTTCATTCTCGCATGAAAAAGATCCACTAAATTCAATCTGACCTGTCATACCTTGATCGTCAATGATTCCTTGTAGTGCATGACCTGACTCTGGTGCTCTGAGCACATCGTATCTTAGATCTTTTTGAAATTCTCTTAAACCAGCCATTGTGATAAAAACTCCTTCGTTACTTATTTATACATTAATATCTACTAAGATTACCAGACTCTACACATCCAGAATCAATTTCAAAGATTTCAAGGAAATTATTTTCCCATCCACCATTACGAGTCATGTTACCAATACGACAGTTTACACGAGCAGGACCTGACCAGTTTGCATGATATATTCTAAATCTATGTTCTTCATTTGGATATGATGGATGAACAGGACAGAGGTTATAGTAATTATCCATCCAATAAAAATCACCCACGTTATTTTCTAGTGTAGCATGGTGTCCTTGGTCTGCAACTCTACCCCATCCAGAACTAGGTGTCCAACGATATAGTGCAGCACCTGTTCCTTGAGCACCACCACCTTGGTCATCACAGATAGTTTGATATCTTACTTGATACCAGTTAGATGCCTTAGCAGGAACTCCCATACTAACCTCAGCACCAGAGTATTGCCACTGTGGTCCAAAACCATTACCAGCACTAAAATCATTAGATGGTGATGATGTTATACCAACTTTTACGATTCCTTCTGGTTGTCTTTGAGGATTAGAATCACCAGGAAGTAATATTCCATTAGGACCAAGAGTTACTGCCATTTTTCTAGTAAGTAGTTAAGTTATTAATTGCTGCCACATTATCACAATCAACCTCTGTAACAGAGAACTGATTATTTATCCATCCACCGATACGATTATCAGCACCGATACCAGAATTTACACGAATGTTGCAACTAGGATGTTTAGTGCCCATTAATTTGAATATATGTGTTTCAGTTGGATATGATGGATGAACTGGTATATACCAAAGTCCAACAGGAGTAGCATAGAAGTCACCAGAGTCATTATCATAGTTTGCATGTTGACCTTGAGCCTGTGCTCTTAACCAACCTGAAGATGGTGTATAACGATAGAGTGCCAATCCCATACCGCCATTACCAGAACCTGGCCAATCATCAGTGACGTTATAATATTCACAACGATACCAATTATTTGATTTTTGTGGTACACCCATATCTATATTTGGCGAAACATCAGTCTCACCACCCCAAGTTGGCAAACTTAAATTTACCGTTGGGTGTGAGGTGTATCTAGTTTTAACCAAAGGTGATTTGGTAAACTGATTACTTCCATCGGTATATTCAATATTAGTTCCGTTTAATTTAGTTGCCATTTGTTTTTCCTAAAAGTTTGGATTATAGTTTCCAGTTGTAGTAACAATTTGACGATTGATTTCCCAAACTTCAAATGTGTTGTTCTGCCATCCATTACGACGTTGATCGCCACCAATAGATGAGTTAAATCTAACAGTTCCAACATTATGTTTGTTCCAATACAGTCTGAAGTAATGTGCTTCATTTGGATATGATGGATGAACTTGAACCCAAAATATACCATTATTGGTTCTATACCAATCACCCATATTATTATCATAAGATGAATGACTTCCCTGTGCTAGTAATCTACTCCAACCAGAAGAAGAAGTATAACGCCAAATTTGAAATCCTATACCAGATATATTACCGTCATTATCATCACTAACTGATTGATACCAAATCCGATATAAATTATTGGATGCTTTTGGCACTCCCATATTTATCTCAGATCCATCAACATAACCCTCAGATCCAGTACCACCACTAGCACTTTGATTAACTGTTGAGCAAGATCCAAAACCTACTTTCACAACCGCAGCCGCACGACCTTGGTATGTGTTGTCGTTAGTCTCATTACCATTCTGGTTATAGACAGGTCCACCAAAATGGATCCCATCTCCTCTTAATTCGGTTGCCATTTACTTTCCTTTAAGTTGATCAATTTCACTCTTAAGATCCTTAATTGCTTCAATTAGAACACCAACGATATTCTGATAAGCAACAGACTTAATACCATTATCATCTGTATGGACTAAGCATGGGAACTCTTGCTCAATTTCTTCAGCAACAACACCCATATTATGTGTTCCATTTGATTTATAATCCCATTCCACACCACGTAGATTCAAGACCCTTGCAAGAGCATCTGGGATAGTCTCAATGTTATCCTTGAGAGCCATAGCAGACTGTGCTGTGACAGTTCCAACGACTGTTAGGTTATTAGAGGTATCAAAGGTTGCACAGTTTGTTCCACCAGTCTGTACTGTTATGTTAGATCCAGAAGCTACGGAAACATTTGAGTTACCATTCTGAATTGAGGTAGCATCTACGTTCAATGTTGCCCACTGAACTCCACTAGCAGTACTCTGTAAATACTGACCACTTGAACCAGTACCACCACCAGCAGTTAGTGATCCTGTTAAGATAGCACTAGATAGTGTTTTGTTTGTAAGAGTTGAAGCTGAATCTTCAGTTACAATTCCACCACCACTACCAATTGTTGTTCCAAGAACTTGTGTAGCACTTAGAACTTCAACTCCATTAATCTTGAATACCTTACCAGATGGAAGGTTGATATGCTCACTAACATCAAATCCGTTAGAAGCACCCCAAGCAATTGTCTTGTCGGTAGCACCCTTAACTGTAATACCACCTCCAGCTGCGGTAGCATCTGTAGCACCACCAGCAGTGAAGCTAGCAGCAGTAGCAGATCCAGTTCCACCGAATGACGCATCAAGTGTAGCAGTTGTTCCTGTTAAACCAGTAACTGATACAGTTCCTGAAAGTGTTACTGTACCACTACCACCTGAGATAGCAACTACAACGCCAGGAGCAATATTTGTTGTATCACTGATGTTTGTAATCTGATTTGAACCAGATGAAATATCACCAGTAAATGTTCCACTAGCAACTTTACCAAGAATTATGTTTCTGTCTTTAGTTTCTATGTCTACAGATGAAATTGTAGATGTAGAACCTTTAACAGTTAAGTTACCACCAATATCAAAGTTACCAGCAACAGCAGATAGGTTGTCAACATATGTCTTAACCGCTTTCTGTGTAGGAACTTTAACGTCACTATTTTGAGTTAAAAGACCATCTGTTGAGAATTCGTTAATTGCAGCACCTAACTGAGCACCGATTGAACCAAGTCTCAAACTGGATAGACCAGATAAGTCAAACGCAGAAGCGTCTAGAGTCGCCTTACCAGTCGCCTGGTTGACCTTGAAGTACTGTCCAACAGCAAAGTTACCATCTTGGTCGGTAGAGACGTAATAAACACGACCTGGACGTGTCTCATCAATCTCCTGTGAAGGAACATTTGGTGAGAGTGGAAGATATGGCCAGTTTGTATTTGCTTTACTTCCAGTACCAACGTCTAGGAAGTCATGAGCAGTTAGACGAACCTGTGAATATCTGTAACGAATCTTGAATGATTGTCCATCTGTACATCCGATTGTCTTCTCATCAGCAAACTGAAGAATTGTAAGACCTGTAGTATCAGTAGCAACAGCTGAAATCTTCATGAACTCACTGCCTATCTTGATATAGTCATTAGCACCGAAACCAACATTAGATTTCTCAACACGAATGCTTGTAGCACCTGAGTTGATATCTTGAATTATCTTATCCTGAGAAGCAACCTTTGCGGCCAAAATAGTAATTGTTGTACCAGAGTTATGAGTTCCAGCAGTTGTTCCTTCTTGAGCACGTGCTGCTGTAACAGATGTTGCTGATGGGAATGATTGAATCTTGAATAACTCGTTATTAATAACAAGGAATCCATTAATTGTCATTCCTGTAACAGCGTCCACGTTCATTGTGAACGGTGAAGAAGCACCTGCTGCTATGTTAGTTTGTAGAGCAGCAGTATTACCTGCAGCTTCAAAGAACTCAATGTTTGAATGTCCATCATGTGAAGCAGCACTACTTCCTAACTGTGCTCTTGTTACTGTTAATGCACCTCTACCATCTGGTGCTGTGTAACTAGAGTTAGAGATAACATATGATCCAGAGTCATTGTTGATACCATCATCAACTAACTCAACAGAACCACCCTGATCAGGACCTGTTGTAAGTCCAGCTGCTATCAAGATGAATCCTGATTGACCTCTCACAGCGTCTGTGTTGTTAACAAGAGTTGCTGTAGCACTTGATGTAGCACCTGTAATTAATTCACCCTGTGCAAAGGTTCCTTTACGTGGAATAAAGTAAATTTTATTTGCACTAGCTGACTGATCACTTCTTAATTCACCAATCGCATTTGATGTACCACCTGTGATAATTTCTCCTGTTGAGAATGTACCACTCTTCGCACCTTGTGGATCAGTAGTAAGCATTAAACCTGCAACAGTACCATTCTTAGTAGCTTCGTTGACATCAAATCCTCTAGAAATACAACCGTACTTACCATAAGAAGAGTTACCAGATACAGCACGAATTCTAGCACCGCCAGTGGAGGTGTAAGAAATATGTGCATAGTATGTGAAACAAGATACAATTTCAGCAGCAGATGTTCCTTCACACCAGAAACCAACACCACCTTCTAGAACCTGTGTAAATGCGTCAAACACCATTGACTTGTATGATGGTGTCGCAGAGTTATCAAAGTGTCTGTGTGCTCCACCATCAATGATTACACCAACAGCAGCACCACCGAAAGCAGAACAGTTCTGGATATATGGTGACTTAGTAATTGGGATAGCAGGATCAAGTCTAAAGTAAACACCCTTGACTGTGGCAGCTGTCATATCCTTATCGTTAGTCGCATCAGGAACAAATCCTGTCATGCCTTCTAACACAAAGTCTTTAACAATGTTATGTGTTGCACAGAAGAACATTGTAGACTCACTGTTGATAATATCAGCAGCAGCACTAATAGTTTTATATCCATTAGTGCTTGTAGCACCACTCATATTACCGTTACTAATTGCTGTAGTAACAATACCAACTAATGTTGTATGAGCAGATTGAACTTGAGCACACTTAGGAGTGCTATCTGCTGTACCAGTAAACATTGTCTGACTGAAGTTGTTACCAGCAGACTTAGTAACTGCAATATTTTGAATAATCTCAAGACCAACAGAATCAATGTAGTTGAATAATTGAGTATCCTGAGTGCTGTTACCAGTGATAGCAGTACCACCAACTAATGCCTGAGCATAATCATAAACTTTATTGTTACCACCATGCTTAAGGTTATAAGCAATTTGTTCAATAGCAGATTCTAAACGACTCTTTACAGTTGCTTCTGTACCACTCACAGCACCTTGGTTTGCAACGTGACGATGATATGCTTCATTAGCAAGGAAAGTCTTGTTGTCAATCATCAAATTACGAGCGTCAGCATGACTATTGCTGATGATATCAACATACTGGTCGCTAGTAGTCCATGCTCCACCACTTACACTGAGAATTGTGACTACAGTTTTAGCAGCATTTATATCAAGAAGTTTACCAGTCTTAGTGCCATCAGCACTACTAATTGTTTCACCTAACTGGAAAGATGTTAATGCAGTAGTAAGAGTTAAATCTTGTTCGTTTGAATTACCAGCAGCAGGTTTAACAATTGTGTTTCTAATATTGTCACCAATAATTGAAACGTATGCAGGAATATGAATTGGAAGAACTTCCGAATAAACACCTGCTTTTACATAAACAGTAACTGGATTTGTAGCAGATGGTTTCTCAGCTCCTGTAAGTGCTGATATATACGCCATCGCATGACGTATTGTTAAGAATGAACGTGAAAGATTCTTACCATTATTACTATCATCACCAGTTTCAGTAACATAGTAAACACTAGTAGTAGCGTTGTTTGTTTCCCATCTTGGAAGAAGTGGAGAACCACCAACTGTTAGAACCTGACCACTTGCTTCTCTTTGTTGAGCAGCAGTACCAGTTGATCCAGCTGGAAGAGAAATTCTGTTAATACCAGAAGCAGCCTGATAAAGTAAGTCACCAGTATCTTGAAGAACCTGTGCAGCATTACCACCTTGTGCAATATAATTCCAGTAGTTTCCGTTTGGATCTAATTCTGGAGCATTAGCTGCACCAGTTGTATCAGTGGTTATACAAATATAAGTATTTGAGTTTCTATTTACAACATCACCTTTTTGATAGACTGTTGAAGAACTCCAAGCACCTAACCAGTTAAATCCTTCTGCTAGTAAACTCCAATATGTAGTATCTGTTGGTTGATTACCAGTTGATGTCGCTATACATGCATAACTATATCCACCAAATCTAACAACATCACCTGGAACATATTTTGTACCAGAAGCGTATTCACCTTTAGCAATAAAACCAGTTGATAATACACTCCAGTTTCCAGCATCTTCGTTTGGAGTTGTGATAGAAGAGTGATCTCCTTTTGCAACATAACTGTAACCACCGTAGGATATTATGTCACCTTTTTGATAATTTGTTGAAGCGACCCAAGAATCTTCATACTTTAAACCTTCTACGTAGATGTTGAAATTGGCAGGAAGTATATCAGCACCAGATGTATGTCCAATAGTACAAATAAATTGAGTGTTACCATACTTGACAACATCGTTTATTTTATACCAGTAACTAGTTACCCAGTCTCCTTTATTAACTATTCCTTCTGTATGTAAACTCCACTTAGTTAAATCAGCTGAATAAAATTGTACTTCAGAACTTGCTGATGTATGGTTAGTCGTACACACATAAGTGTTACCACCGTACTTGACGATATCGTCAATGACGTAAGCTGTTGAAACGGCCCAATCGCCTTTCCAATTAAACTTCAGTCTGCCGAGTCTAAAATCTGCCATTTTTGTAAAATCCTACTTAGGTCCGTTAGTTGTATAATCATATGTTTTATTTAGTCTTGCGACTAAGTAACCCTCATCGTCAATAAAATAAAGGATATTTCTAAAATCAAATCTGAATTGTTGATATTTATCATCAGGATCTGTTGTTAGTGTCTTTGCACCAGCTGGTGCAGTAACATAATCAGTTCCTTGAAGAAAATTTTCGTACTGTTCACCATCTAAACGATGGAAATCAAATACAGCATCTTCCGTAGATCTTGCTTTTGTATAATGAAGCATTCCTTCTGCATCTCTACGAAGAGCATGAACAGTAAAATCGTTTGCTTGATCAACAGTTTGTCCAACTGTTCCGCTACTTGAACTAAGATGTAAAGCCATTACATTAAAATCCTCCAGTTTGTACCATCCCAAATGAACTGTATATACATGCCAGCTACGTCAAGAATAAACTCGTGATCTTGATTTCCAAATTGATTTAGAAATTTGATCGTACTACTACTTGTAGTCAAAGTAACATTATTTATCGCCCAAGTCCCTTTACAGTCGGCAACTTCAATTATGTCTCCTACATGAGGAACAACACCTGCCTGTTCATAAGGCATAGTCATACTTAAAGGTCCTGCTGATGTATCAAGCAAATACTTCATCCCACAAACTAATTGTTGATTAGTCGTCGCATGTTCCCATCTTGCTCTTTGGAGTTCAAATCCTCCAATGTCAGAACCATCATGAACAACAGCCGTTCTTTTCTGGGTATCAACTGTAATTTCAGCATTAGCACCAGTAAATTGAGCGTGTTCAGTGGTATTACCTTTTCTAAATTGTACTTGGGTGGTGGCCATCTACTACCTTACGCACTTTTCTCACAATATATTTATGGTTTAAATAATCCAGACCTGTGTAAATGCTGGTTGGAAGAGTTGTACTTGTACTAATGCAATACCTGAAATTGTGACATTTCCACTTCCTATGTACGGAGCACGTATGTACGCATCATCGGCACTGTTGACATTAGAGATTCTACCAGAACCTTGGTATGCATGAACACGGAGATCAATACTATCTCCTGTAATATCAATTTCAACTCTTGGTTGTTCCGCAAATGTAAGAAGTGGATCTCCCGAAGTTCCTCTGACTGCAAGGGTTCCACCTTGACTGAGAAGTTTGGAAGTTCTGCTGTCTGCTCCAACTCCTGTAAAGGAGAATAGCATTTGCTTCTCCAGAGGATTGAAGGTAAGAGATTCCGCAGCACCAGATATTTTTCTGAGTGAACCAAATCCAACAAAGTCTCTTGCTCTGACAACAGTTGCATCTCCAAGAACTCTTGCTGTACCAGAACCAATGTATACAGGAGAGAAACGATCAATACCATTTCCAAGTGTCTTGACTGTTCCTTGACCAACTTTGGATTTTGTTTTTGTAACCTTACCTTGTCCGAGGAACGAGAACAACATTTGTTTCTCGTCTGGATTGAAGGTAAGAGATTCTGCTGCACCACTAAGTTTTCTAAGAGATCCAGATCCGATGTAAGGTCTACTACGAGCAATACCACCATTTCCATAAACTCTGAATAGAGATGGAAGTGTAGTGATATCAACAACTCTGGACTCTGCTGCACCAGATAATTTTCTGATTGAACCAGATCCTGCAAAGTCTCTCGCTCTAACAACGTCAGCATCACCAGTAATAAAGATAGTACCAGAACCAATATTGTTAGGAACGAATTTATCTCTTGCAACTCCACTGAGTTTGACAGTTCCACCCTTACTGATTTCTCTAGCAAGTCTACTTTCAGAAGCTTGACCTGTGAAGGAGAAGAGCATTTGCTCTTCAGTAGGATTAAAGGTAAGAGATTCCGCAGCACCACTGAATTTCTTAAGTGAACCAGAACCAATCCAAACAGGAGCAAATCTGTACTCACCATAAACATAAAGTTTAAGTCCACCAACAGAATTCCAGTTAGGTATGAATCTGATATCAGATGCTTCTGGATATATTTTGAATCCACCAGATCCAATCTCAACAGAACTAGTAGAGTCACTACCTTGACCTGTAAAGGAGAAGAGCATTTGCTCTTCAGTTGGATTGAATGTGAGAGATTCAGCAGCACCACTGAATTTCTTAAGTGAACCACTACCTTTGTATCTTGGAACTTTCTGAGTTCTAGCATCACCACTAACTCTGAATAGACCAGTAGTTTCATGTGCAACAGCAGATACAACTGTAGAACTATTAAATGTAAATAGTCTTCCGTCTCCTTTTGGAGGAACTGCAACTGTATTCTCTGATCCTGTTCCTGTAAATGAGAATAGAAGTTGTCTCTCCAGTGGATTGAATGTAAGACTTTCGGCAGCACCACTGAATTTTTTGAGTGAACCAGATCCAATAAAGACTCTTGTTCTGTCTGTATCTGCAATACCAGTAACAGGAATTCTTCCAAATGGTTGCTCTGCAAATGTAAGATTTTCTGGATCGGTTGTACCACGAAGACGAAGTTCTGCTGTTTCTTCTGGTGGATTTGCAGAGAATATTTCTTTGCCAACTCCATTGAAGGAGAAGAGCATTTGCTTCTCCAATGGGTTGAAGGTAATACTTTCTGCTGCACCAGAGAATTTCTTGAATGTACCAGATCCAATAAAGACTTTTGTTCTTGGAACGGAACCTTCTCCAAATATCGGAATTCTTCCAACTGGTTGTTCTGCGTTTGTTGCCCGAACAATATGCTCTCCAAATATACGAATTCTTGCTGTGTCTTCTGGAGGATTTGCAATAAAGACTTCGCCACCAACTCCTGTAAAGGAGAAGAGCATTTGTCTTTCCAGTGGGTTGAATGATATAGATTCTGCAGCACCACTGAATTTTTTGAGAGAACCAGAACCAGTATATTCTGTTGATGTAGACTCTGAACCAGTTCCAGTAACTCTGATAATACCAGAACCTGGATGTAGAAGACTGAATAATGTATATGCTTCCGATCCAATTTTGAACAGACCACCAGCAACAGCACCAATAGATGTAGATTCTGCTGAACCAGAGAATGCATAAAGTACACCAGATCCAATATGTGTTGCTGGAGTAAACGACTCAGTAAGAGAACCAGTAATTTTGAGACCACCAGATCCAAAGTAAGGAGGTGTCCAGAAGGTAGCACCTTCACCAAATATACTAACACCAGCCTTACCACTAACAGAGTAACCAGTAGTAACAATATTTTCAACATAGAATGTTGTTGCTGTACCTGCAATTTCAAATGCACCAAATGGACATACTTTGGAACGACTTCCAAGAATATGTCCGTAATCTCTATTTTCTGGTGCGTTAGGTTCAGATACAAGACCGTAATCTTCAGTAGAAGTAGGTGTAGTAATCTGATTTGGAATTGTATATGTAGATCCTGGTGCAATAGCAAGTGTTGTACTAGGAGCAATCTTGATACATCCACTAGTTGCAGTAGTGTTAGTGGATATTGTTCCACTATTAAGAACACAATTAGTTAAGTTTTGGTTGACAAGAGTACCGTAATCTAGATCTACATCATCTACACATGCAGAATTATTATACGCTTCTGTATGTTTTTCATGACCCTCTTCAAGATTTAACCATTTAAGTTGTATAGGACCAAGGTTGGTAATCGCCTTGTCATAGAAGTCAATATTACCAAGGTTAATGTAACCATTGTAAAGACTGTAGAAGTCAAGAGTGAATGTTCCAAGTTCACTAAGTTCATATGTCTGTGGTTTTCTTGGTTTGAGTTTGATACTACCAGAACCAACCCAATCAAATGATTTTCTCTCATCAAGTGTGGCAAAGTTTCTGAGGAATCCAGAACCAACATAACTTTCTGTATTTCTTTCTGTTGCACCACCTGTAAAGGAGAAGAGCATTTGCTTCTCTAGTGGATTGAAGGTTCCAGATTCTGCTAGACCACCAAATTTCTTGAGTGAACCTGATCCAATTATGGTTGCGGTAATACCAATAATTGCAGTTCCAGAAAGTCTTCCAATTCCAGAACCAATAACTGCACCAACTGAAGCTTCAGCTGCACCACCAATTGCAAAGAGATTACCCTCACCATATACAGCAGCTTCAAGTGGTACTCTTGCTTCTCCACTTAATTTTAATACTGGTGCAGTTCCAACATAAGAGAATCTTTGTTTGATATCTACATCAGTTGTAGACTGAATATTAAAGAGACCATAAGGTGTTAGATCTCTATTATCAAGTATGTGACCATGATCAATTCTCGCATTAGCAAACTCAGCAACATAACCATAATCTATGGTTGTTGTTGGTGTTGTTAATTGACTTGGTATTGTGTAAGTATTACTTGGTGCAATAGCAAGTGTAGTTCCAGGAACTATCTTGATACATCCACTTGGTGCTATTGTGTTGGTAGAAATTGTTCCACTACCATTAACACAGGTTGCAAGATTTGGATCTACAATAGTTCCATAATCAACACGTACAAATTTAACTATTGCACTCTGATTATAAGATTCTGTATTTTTCTCAATAGCATCTTCTGGTTGGAACTTAAATCCACCAGATCCTTGATAGTCAAAAGCACTTCTCTCAGCTTCTAACTTCGCAAAATTCCTTAGTCTACCTGATCCTAACCATGACTCTGTATGTTTCTCACTTGTTAATCCACCTGTAAATGAGAATAACAGTTGTTTCTCGTCTGGATTGAATGTTGCAGATTCTGCCGAACCACCAAATTTCTTGAAGGTTCCATTACCAAATATAGTTGCAGTAATACCAATAGTTGCGGTTCCACTAAGCGGAGTAAGTCCACCACCAAATTTTGTGGTGGTGAACGTAGAATCCGCAGAACCGAATATTCGGACTTTACCATCAGCGATGTAACCATATAATCCTGGTGAATCCTGTTCACCAAATGATATTAAATTACCAGATCCTACCCATGAGTTCGTTGCCTTAGCTTGAACATCACCAATAACTTTTACAAATCCAAATCTTCTCTTATAAACTTCTAATATCTTTCCACGATCTTCTAGTGTTACAGCACCAAGTTCTGTTACAAGTCCGTTATCTATTGCGTTTGTATGATTAACAGTAATTGATCCATAGTCAACTTCACTGTAATCATCTGAATCTATTATACCTGGTTCATAAACTTTAGCAGTACATTCAGCTGCACCAACAAACCTTGCTATACCTTGCCATATATCAAAGACAAAAGTAAATGAACTTATCCTTCTAGCACCAAGGAAATTAATTGTACTTGGTCCATGTAAACCTACTGTTTCTGCAACTAAACCTGACTCGTAGGAATAAATGGTAGTTCCACCTGGACCTGGTTGTTGTCCTGATATTGGTTTTCTATTAACGAATGTAACTGCTGATCCAGAAAGTAAACTCTTTCCTCTCTCACCAACTATTAATATTCCACCTCTTCCATCTGTAGTATTAGATCCTATTCCCTCCGATCCATAGGTTCCAATAGTTCCATAATTTGCTTCTTCAACTCTTTGTGTTAATGCTTGTTTGTAGTTATATTCAGTAACTACGGTATTACTTTGGCTGGCGATTGTTTCATCTTTGTGCTCAAAGATGATTCTAGATAATATTCCCGATGACTTATAGTTGTAACGCATCGCAACCTAATAATCCAATAAAAAAGGGGTCGCAAATTGCAACCCCCACAAACTAAAAATATAAACTGGGTATACCCTATGTATAATCAGTCTAGGCTGACATTTAGAGTAACCTTAATCTGGTCACCATTGTTTTGAATGGCGTATGGACCGTTTGTAAATTGTTCTGCGAAGAATATACTTGAGTATAAAGTAGCATCTCCAGTACCTGAAAGAGCAGGTGTAGTAGTAAATGTACTGTTAGTTGGAACAGTATGAACTGTATAATGTTGTGAAGTAATTGTACTTGAAGTTCCTTGTCCAATGTAGATAACGTCACCAACATTTAAGTTATGGTCAACAGCAGAACCACTAGGATCTGTTGTCATAATTGAAAAGTCAAAGTCTACTTTATCATTACTACTTGCTGTACCAATGTTATCTGTAAGTTGATTACTTAGATAAACACGTGGTCCTTGCTCACCAGATTTGGTTGCAAGATCAATACCTGTAATAGTTGTGCTTGCAGGAAATGCATCAGGACCTGTTTGTCCAGCACCACCTGTCTTAGTAACTACTTGTCCAACAGTCAATTCTTCTGCAATGTTCTTCTTGAATGTAGCATTACCAGAAGCATTACCACCTGTAATTGGTTTGTCTAGGTAAATATCATTAGTAGCAACACCAACAACACGAGTCTCAGCTGGAATATTTGTGCCAGTAACTACCTGACCTTTTACAACTCCAGTTCCAGAAGCAACTGTGATAACAAATCCGTTCTGAGCACCAGCACTAATAGCACTAACTACTGTAGAATCTTTTAATTCAATGTAACTGTTACCGATAACTCCTTTACATTCTTCTTTTACAACTGTAGTTGCAGCTGCGACTGTGCCACCATCAACAACACCTTGTAATGTAACAGGCATATTGTTTGCACGTGATAGATAATAACCATAAACATTACCAGCAGCAGAAGTAAACGTAAAGATCTGCTCAGGATAAGAAGCAGTTGTTCTACCTCTACCAAAAGCACATGCTGTACCAGCAGTAATATTAGCAGTTAGTTTTTGACTTAACTCAATGTTGAGTCCGTCAATATCAACAACATAGGTATTTGCAGGAATTCCAGTAGCAGTAACATAGTCTCCCTTTAGAATATCTGTTGCATCAGCAACAGCAATCTGGTATGTACCACTAGTACCAGAACATGTTGTGTTTGCAACAGCAGCAGCAGTAGTAGCAATTGTCCAACGGTTACCATTTAGGAGTATACCATACTGTTCTGAAAAATCTTGGTTTTCCTCAGTTCTGTTGTTAACAACTAGAGGATATCCTGTAGTAGGTGCAGATCCATATCCACTATTGTTAGTAGCATTATATGGTTCAAAATATTTTGTTGCTGAAGGCACATCCTGTTCCGAAGGTGCAGTTGAAGGTCCTGTATAGAGCTTCAATACCAAGTTTCTTGGAATCTCATGTGTCGCATTCAATAAGGTGCGGAGTGAATCAATCTCACCCTGATCGGTAACTAGCAGTGCCATTTAAGTTTACTCCTCGTGATCTATGTCCTATGTTACTGTTATTTATTAAAGTGCTAGCTTCATAGAAACTACACACCTCTGTATATTTATAGCATATACAATTTCAAATTGTAAAATATCTCCAGCAGTCAGTGCGGTGTTCCATGTGGAGATAGTTGTATTTCGGTTTATACGCTGTGTAGTTCCCTGTGAAATATCACCTAATGTAGGTCTCTCTGTTCCACATATGGAAGAGAAGTTTGGAAAGTTTGCAAAATCAACTTTCTTGATATCAAACTGTACTTGAGCAGCTTGATCTCCAATGATAGTCCAAGATTCAATCTTTCCAGATACATCAAGAGTCATGTCTCCCTTAACACCTGAAGACATGGGTGCGGAACCAGCGTCAACAACAAAGTTAATTGTTCTTGTTAAATCCGCAGTTGTAGATAATCCTACAACATATACTTTTTGTCCACTCGTAGGTGGAGTGCTAAAGATTAGATTAGTTCCGCTTGTACTGTAATCAATACCAGGAACTTGTACTAATCCATCAATTGCAACAATTAATTGTTGATCATTAGCTGGTGTATATGCGTCACCAGCATTATCAATTAATGGAAATCCAGTATTGGTTCCATTAAATACCCAACTAGTTGTGTCAAGTATTTCATTACCATACTGAAGATACTTACTGGGAATCTCATAGTTAACACCAACATTATACTTCCTCTGAGGTTCAGAAAGAACCTGATAGTTAGAAGACTTTACTGATACATTATACTTTGGCATTATGTAACTCCTGGTGTTACTTCAATTATTCCCTCTATAACTCTTGTCTTGATACTTTGCGGTGATGTCAGAACAATGTCATAGACATACCTTCTTGCTTCTAGAGCAGCAGTAGCAGTATTTGCTAAACCTATTTTAAGTTGACCGTTGTAACGATCTACAAATGTAACAACAAAATTTGTAGATGCAGTAGAATAATAACTCTTCTTCATCTTTGCTTCTGCTGTATAACCAGTTAGATTAAGTGGTGTTGTATTGTCTTCATTCTGGATATTGAATGTAGCATCCCAATCAGTACCCTTTTCTAACAATAAATTTAAAGGAATTGCTGCCATAATCTTTAGTTAGTATCTCTAATCCACAAGGTGTAAGAGTATTGTGAACCGTCATCAAAATTACCTGGTTCATCTCTAAATTGATCATCAATATTACGAGCTCTTTGATAACCAGAACCATTTGCACGAGAAACACCAATCCCTTGCGTAGCAGAAACAGACTCACTATTTAAACCTTGTGGTGTAATCATAGAACGGTCTTGGTTACTTTCTTCAGTACCACTTGGTTCACCAAATCCAAAATATATTGTTGTTGCATTTCCAAAAACATCATCACCCTGACTGTATGATGTCACACTTAAACGTCTAAAACCACCACCACTACTATTTCTTTGAGTACCTGCATCAACCCACATATTATTTCCTCTTCCAAAGAAAACACGAGTGTCAGCAACAGATGTAAATGTTTCAGTGTACCAAAGTTTTCTCAACCTTGCACCTTGGTCTTTCATCATAACTTGGTTTAAAGAAGCACTTGCATATAATTGTGGATGTTTAAAGTTCTTACCAAAATTACCTGGCCAACCTATAGATCCCAACATGTTATATTCATCATCTGTAAATCTTCCACCATGAGAACTTGATGATGTATAGTTTCCAGAATCAGTTCTGTGTAAGAAATAACCCCACATCCATTTGTATTGAGCAAATGAATTCTGCCATCCTGCACCATCTTCACCCATAATTTTAGTTCTATGGTCATCCCAGAAAGTTGCAACATGCATCCAACCACCACCATCAGTATCCATATCACAGAATACTTCAAATGCACTACCACCATATCCCGATGGTTTTATCCAATATATTCCTGTCTCAGCAGTAGAATTAGCTGCTTTAATTGCTCTAGCACTTGTTGCGGGATTTGATTGTGAATTTCCTAACGTCTCAGATTCACTAATTTTATATGAAACACCTACTAATCCCTGTCCACCATCACCACCACGTCCAGTGTTGTCTTCAGAATTTGGAGAACCACCTTGCCATCCTCCGCATCCACCACCACCGCCGCCACCTAATCCATCAGTACCACTTGATCCATCTCTCATACCCCATCCACAATCTCCTCCTCTACCAGTACCACCAACTTGACCACCAGCTATAGCAGTATTATAACTATCACCTGTATATCCAGAATCACCACCTTGTCCACCGTTACCAGCATCAGGTGGAGTACCAGCACCACCGCCACCTCCACCAGCAGCAAATTGTGATGTTTCACCACCAAAAACAAATTTAAGATCTATTGCAGCACCACCAGATCCACCACCTTGTTGTTTATTGTTACTATTGTTAGACACATAATTTCCACCAATTCCACCAGCACCACCGCCAGCTCCTCCGTATGGATATGATCCACCAGTCTCACCATTACCACCAGCATATCCAATACCAACTACATTATTTGATCCATATGTATTTTGGTTTGAAGATCCAGCGGATGGTTGACTAGTATTAGATCCAGAACCTCCACCACATCCACCATCTTTAGCGTCGTTACTTTGTCCTGACCTACCACCTCCTCCTCCACCATTGGCTTGGAATCCGAAGAAGTTAGTATTTCCACCATTATTACCATTATTTGCACTACCACTTCCCTGACCTTGAGGAGCACCAACACCACCGTCTCCTCCACCACCTAAAGAAGAACCATGTGAAGTAGCAGTGTAATTTGTGTATGCAGTAGAGTAAACAACTCCACCAGCACCACCGCCAGCTCCACCATACCAGTCTTGGTCATGACCACCAGCACCACCACCGCCACCTGCAACTAATGCAAAAGCGATAGGACCATTGTTTTTAGTACAGACCCAATTACCATTGTCCATAAACATATGTGTTTTATGTTTATATCCATCACTGTCAAACCAAACGTATTCAATCCCTCCAGTAGCTTCTACTTCTGGTTCAAATTCATTATTGGTTACTCTAAAACCAGAAACGGATCCTCCGCCAAGTGTTTGTAAGAAAGGCATTTATATTGACTCCGTAATTTAACCGTAAGTAGACATACTACCAAGAACTGTATAAGCAGCGTTTCCTGTTTTAAGTATTGAGAAAGTATACACATCAATCGCATTAGCAGTACCTGCTGATATAGCAGTATCGTTTGCCCATTTAACTGTAACTGTAGTTCCATCAATTTTAAAACTGTTCATATAATATGCTGTTCCACCTTGTGTAGTCAACAGGGAAACAGTCATTGTATCACCAGTATTCATCATTGAATTTAATGTAGTGGATGCACCACCTCGGAAATTGAATGTCCAGTTTCCAGTAGCATTAGAAGTAAAATAATGAAGTGCTTCATCTTCTAAGTTAATGTTTGCAGTGCCTGTAAGAATATCAGCCTTAATAACAGCTTTCTCAAGAATTTCATTAACAACAAGTCTATTGACTTCTAGACGACCCACTTTTACATCTGCATCATTATATGTTAAATCATTTCCAGCAGTTGATCCATCAAACGTACCAGTACCAAATACAACTTTATTCTGACTTTCATCCCATCCAATAAAGACGTTAGCATCAGAACCACGTTCAATAATAATACCAGCATCCTTAGTAGCACTACCAGTAGTACCAGTTGCTAATTCTATTCTTGGATCAGAAATTGTTGTATTGGTAGAGTTAACTGTACTTGTAGTACCATTAACAGTCATGTTTCCAGTAACTGTTAGATCTCCACCAACACCAAAGTTTCCAGAAACAGAAGATAATGCATCAACATATGTTTTTACAGCACGTTGAGTTGGAACTTTGACATCACTGTTTTGAGATAAAGTGCCATCTGTTGAAAATTCATTGATAGAAGCACCAATAAGTCCACCAATAGCACCAAGTTGTAATGACTGAAGACCCTTCAAATCAAAAGCAGAAGAGTTAAGAGTTGCTGTACCTGTTGCTTGATCTACCTTAAAGAATTCTCCAACATAGAAATTACCTAAGTCATCAGTTGCAACATAGTAAACTCGTCCTGGATCAGTTGCGTTAGTGATAATCTGATCTGCCTGAGATGGAGATTGTGTTGGTTCACCTGGCCAGTTAGTTGTTGTTTTATCACCAGTACCAACTTGTAAGAAGTCGTGACCAGTAAGTCTAATAATACTAAATCTCTTTCTACACTTAACAATTGTGGCATCTGGAACAGGTGTAGCTCTAGAGGTAGAAAATACAATTACATGATAAGCAATACTATTTGCTGTAACAGAACTTACTGACTGAATCTGATAAGCGTTACCATCTGTTTGAGCAAATTCTAATGAGTCACCTGCAACAGCTGAGTTACTAAATTGTGTTACCAGTATTCTACCAGACTGATTAGTTTCAAATGAACCACCAGAATCTAGTGTTGCAGTAGCACCAGAAGAACCACCTGTTACAGTTTCACTTGCTTGGAATGTACCTGTCTTTCCTACAATATAAATTCTTTTTGGTTCTGATTGAACATTAGCAACGTAGGCAGTAGCACCTGATGTTCCACCAGTTATTTGCTCACCAAGAGTAAAGGATGTTGTAATGACGTTAGTGTAGGTAAGCATTGTACCTTTGACAGTTCCGTCATTTGTTGTCTCTGTAGAATCTGAACCAGCAGAGTACACACCATACTCACCATAAGAGTTACTGGAGTTTAGAGATCTTATCTTAGCACCACCAGTAGCAGCATAACCTACTTGACAATAGTATGTAAAACCACTAATAATCTCAATAGCACCATTGTCTCTTGCATAAATTCCAAGACCATCACTATGAATAGCAGTATATGTGTGGAACAACATACTCTTGTTACCAGAGTTATGTAAAGCACCATCAACTAATGCACCAGTAGCACCGTCACCAAATGAAGTTACATTATAGATGTAAGGTGATTTAGTTGCAATCGGACTAGCAGCATTCAATGCAAAATAAGTACCACCAATTGTTGCATTTTCGGGTTTGTATGCTGGAGTTCCTGCTGTGTATCCACCCATACCATCAAGAATAATATCTTGAATAATAGTACCATCACTACAACGGAATAGTGTAGAACGAGTATTGAGAATAGAACCACCAGAATCTAGTCCTGAACCTGGTTTAATAATAGTTGATCTTAAACTGTCACCAGCGATTGTTGTATATGGAGGAATAACAATTGGAAGTTGAACTTCTTCGTATACACCTGCCTTTATAAAAATAATTGCGGGATTTAATGCATCAGGTGTTCCTATAGCACCAGAAGCATACTTAAGAGTTCTAAACGCTGTATCAATAGAACCACCACGACCTTGTGCATCAACACCATTAGTAGAAACGTAGTAAACTGTTGGAGCACCACCAATACCACCCCAAGATACATCAGTTCCGTCAGTTTTAAGAACAGAACCAGCAGCACCAATATTTAACTTAGCAATCTTACCAGCAGCATCATAGTAAAGAATATCTCCTCGTGTACCCGTATTGATGTTCTCTCCTTGAAGACTTAATTGACCACTTGCGGTAAAGACTTGAGAACCAGAAACAGACATTGCACCTGTTACTGCAAGACTGTGAGAGTCTGGTATTGTGACAGTCGTACCAGTACGACCTTTAATATTATCTACTCTTAATGTTGACATGCTATGCTATTCCGTAGTTTTGGCAGTTCTTATCTGTGTTATTTATATAATTATTACCGCACCATCATCAATGGTTAAAGTAAAAGTATCATCTATATCCACAGGTACATCTTCTTGGGCGTAACTTGGAACAATAATATATCCAACTTTCTTTTTACCAGTTAGAGACATGTCTTTGACAATAGATGTTCTGACATTATCTGCAAATCCAACCAATTTTTGTGAATTAGTTTGCTCAGTATTATTTGAGAAAAACTCATATGATGTAGTGTTTGAAATAATCAATGCACATTCATCATCTATAGTTACTGTAAATGTATCATCAATATCAACTGTTGCATCTTGATGACTGTATATTTCTGCTAGTTTTGCAGGTGACCCTATGGTAGAGTCTGCATCAAATCCTCCATAATAAAAGAAGATTGTTTTATCATCTACATCTGATATTGTACCAATATCTGAGCCAGCAACTTGAATACTCGCAGCATTAATAGCAGCAGTTCCTACAAAAAGACTATGCAGATCACCCGCTATGTCATTGATTACCTGCCTTTGATACTCAATGGTATTGGATGGTAGTACGTTCTTTTTAGTTGTTGCTGGCATTTCTAATTAGCTTACCCTAAGCTTATTTATTCAGTTGTACTTTCTGTAGGAAGTTGAGATGGCTCTGGGACTCCATCCTGAGTCTCCTCGGACTTTGGGAGTAGTAACGCTAAGGTTTCTAAACCACCCAAAAGTTTTGTTTTATATTCAGTGAGTTGCTTTAAATTTTTTTCTGCTTCAACAATTTTTGCTTCAGCATCTTTTAACTGTTTGTCAAATTCAATCTTTAAAGTTGCAGCGTCCATAATAATATAATGGTAGTGATAATAATATTTATATGAGCAATATTAACTAGTTTTCATAATGTAGCAAAGAGCATAGTATGGTGGTAGGATGTCAACAGGATTTCCACCACCAGCAGCATCTGTGTTTGGATCTGCGTCTCCTGTTGTGCCAGATATTGAAACTGTATGCGTGTGCGTAGCATCCATACTAAAACCAGCAACAGGACTATTAGAAGAACTCTCTGTTATGGCATTGTTTCCATCCAATTCTTTTGTGAATACACCACTACAAGTTCCATATGCTCTAAAACCTTCTCCAATTCTTCTAACATCTCCTACTAATTCAGGAACTGGAGTATTAGTTGTACCAGAACCACTAAAGGTATGAGTGTGATTAGAAGTAGTATGAGTGTGTGATGGTAATTGATTTTCTGTAAGAGTCACACTCGCACTACCACCAGTTGTACCAGGATTATAAGAACCACCTAATCCAGAACCGCCACCACCTATAATAAACCTATCTCTTAAATCAGGTGTGTTATTAGCACCATCACATAAATTCCACCCATTAGGAATTGCATTTGCTAAACCATACCATAACACAATAACACCAATTGGAATAGTTGTGCCAGATGATCCACTAGAAGCAGCAGTTATTCTACCATCAGCAGCAATAGTAATATTTGCATTAGTATATGCTCCAGCACCAACTCCTGTATTTGAGAGTGAGGTAAGATAAGAAGTTGAATCTATAGAACCATCTGCCTTTAAAAATTCAGCTGACGATCCTCCTGTCTTTTTAAAACTACCTGCTGTTAATTGTCCAGAAACAGAATTAAATGATAATTGTGATGATACTTTTGGAGATATATTTCCAGTGTTTGAAGTTGCAAATAAAGGATGACATGTTGTATCAGATGATTCATCAGATACTGTAATAGATGTAGGAACAGATGGAGCACCACTAATTACTCCATTGCTAATTGTAATAGTAGTGCCATCAATTTTTACACCACCCAGAACAGTGGTAGTTGCGGTTGGCAAACTGTATGTGTTTGCTCCACTAATTACTCCACTATTATTAATAGTAATTGTAGATCCATCAATTTTGACACCACCTAATACAGTAGTAGAGGCTATTGGTAATGTATATTGTGATGTAATATATCCTGATAAATCAGGTGGAGTATATGTGAATACACCATTATTACTATTATATGATAATGAAGATGTACCTGATGGATTTGTATTTACAGAAAGATCACCTAGTAAAATTCCACTACTAGTGCTACTGTAAATTTTCCAAGTAGTTCCATCCCATATCCATGTTCTACCTCCATCAGTAAAGGTATCAGTTGGGTTTGGATTGTCAGGAAAATTAAGTGCCATTATTTATTATAGTATCCTCTTGGGAATTTTAGATTAAAGGGAGGTCTTCTACCTTGTAAGTATCCAGAAATTGCTGCTTCTATATTAGTAAAACTCCAATTATTCTGAGTAGTATCTGTTGATGTCACTGCCCTAATAGCAGACGACCATGTTGGTGTAACGAAAGGTGTTGCTGTTGTTTGTTTCCATTCTACTGATGGATTATCAGTTGCTACTGCTCCTTGATCTGTAAGACTATAATTTGCCATCTTTATATCCTCGCACAGAACAACATACCATTTACAGTATTGTTAGCAACACCATCTAATCCTGTCTGGTTGGTTGTATTATCGGCAGTAATTACAGTATAAACTTCACCAGCATCAATAGTTACTGTATCACCTGGTAAAAATTCTGTTGCACCAGGAGAAATTTCTGCATGTATCATTACAAAATCATCAGGTAAATAATACGGACAAGGTACTAGATGACCACAAACAGGAAGTCCTTTCATAGGTTTATAATATTGTACACCAACTGGAACTCTCATGTCTGCTTTTATTGTAAATGAATCGTAACCAGTACTACTTGAAAAATCAACAACATCATAAGTATTATTTCTGTAATACATATAAACTTCTCTTTCAGATGTTGAATTAAATGAATCAATATTAGATTTATATCTAGTGTCTGCTATGTATTGTCCTGTTGTATTTCTTAGATAACCATATGACCCTTCTCTTGCCATTGAGTTAGTAGTTACTGGTTCCATATTAGGACCTGAATTACTATAATCACTACCAGGCGTTATGTACCTCATTTCTACCCAATTAGAATGATTACTTCCAAAACTCTGCTGTTGCCAATAAGTCCAATACTGTGTATAGGTTCCAAGAAAACATTCATCATAATCCCAAACATTTGAACCAAAACTTGATCCTTTATGTAATGAGAATGTAAAGTATGTTCTATCTACACCATTAATTGTTTGAATGAATGAGATAGTAGAAAAATTAGTATCCTGTGGTGCTTGTGCTTTATGATATCTTATTTTCAATGCGTAGTTTGTCGGTCCTGCACTTGTAGCATATTGATGACTAAGATGATATTGACTATAATCTCTTCTTAAATATGCATCACTAAAATCTAATCCTCTTGTGCCATTAAAACATCCAAAATAACCTTCATAACTAGAATCATAAACAAAATGTTTACCTAATCTATTCAGATAAGACCACCCAGAACCACAAGCAATTTTGAGTTGATAATTATTACTGTTTAAAGCAAATCCCCAATAGGTTTTACCAAATTTTTTACTAGCATCATTTTCTAATCTCAAAACTCCATAATCTCCATTAGGATGTTTCTGGAACATATTTGCACCAGCACCTAAACTTGTAGTTAGAATACTACATTTACCATCAGCAGCACCTATACTAGTTTCATCTGTATTGACTCCAAACTCAATATCATTTGCAGGTGAAGTACCACCTATAGCAGTACCAGGAATTGTAAATACTTCGTTATCAGACCATCCAGTTGCTTTATTACAAATTAAAATACCACTAACTGTACCATCATAACTACCACCATCATCACGAAATATTCTTAATTTTAATTCACTTCTACTACCACTTGCAGGTACAGTGTACTTCCAATATGTTCTATTGTTATAACTACTTCCATCTAACTGTGCATTGATGATAATAGTTCCTTTCATAGTTGCATGAGTATCACTAGCATACCCATAAGCATGTTGTCCTTCGTTTGAAGTACCAGAAATTTCAGTTGGATCTAAGACTTCATTTTCTGTTTGCCAAGTATATTGAGTATCCCAATCATATGGACTAGCATAAGTTCCACTACCAGATACAGCTAATAATGATGATGAAAGATTATCACTTACATGTAAACTTCTCTCTGCTGAATATGTAAGTCCTGTTGTAGCATCAAACAATCTAAACTCACCACCAGCAGTATGATCTGATGTATGCCAATAAGTATTATCTCCTTTACCAATTGTTATAGTTGGGTTTGTTTGAGCATCAGTTCTGAAACTTTTTGGATCAGACATTGATGTATAAGTTGTAGTTACAATACCTACATTATTCTGAGCATCCGATACTGAATTATGTAATGTAATATTATTATCATCAACCCTTCTCATGTAATAAACATTACCAGCACTAAGTCCATTGATTACATCAGTTCCTGTACCATTGTATGTTAATTTAGTTCCTGTGGTAAAGTCCTGACCCATAGCTCCATTAATATCAATTACACTACTACTACCAGTACTAGTTGGTTTTAGTTCTTCAGATATCTGCCATGATGATGTGCCACTATTAGTTACATAAAAACGTCTATATCTTGTAGGATTAGTTGTAAGTGCAGTTGGTGCAGGACCGCCACATCTTGCAAAATATTCATCTCCATCTGCTGTTGGAGTTGTCTCATAATGATATCGTATACACCTTGTAAATGAATTAGCAAAACTTAAATTATAACCAGGATACAAAACAGCAATCGGAACTCCATCTTCTTGAGAACCGCTGTTATAACCCATCTCATAGAAAACTTTTTCCAAGGCAGTCATAACATCAGCGTTTGTCCAACCACTGTTGCCATTATTTACCAATTCAGTTCCGATAGTAACTGCCATTTTTATTCCCCTATTTTTAGTGCTGTTAATGTTATATCAATTGCAGTAGTAACATTACTTCTGTTAACAACGGAAAGATACATTGTTGTTGTTCTAGGATTATCATTATTAAATCCCATAACTCCAGGTGTAACTAGTACACTTTGATTTGGACCTGATGTTCTTACTTCAGCAATCACACCTCCACCTGGTGTTGGATCAGTACCTTCACTTCTAGTATCATCTGCTTGTCTAGATGCATCATCTACAAAAACTCTAATCCAAGCTTCATGTGATGATGTAATCTTATATAAGACATATCCTTTATATCCTGATATATTTAGATCTCCAATACCTCCATTCTGTACAATAGGACCAGTTTGTCCTGTCAAATCAGTAATAGATGGAGATGTGCTACCAGCGTTTGCAGTGATAACTCCATTACCATCAATAGTAATAGAAGTTCCATCAACTTTAACACCACCTAACGTAAGTGTACTAGCAGTAGGTAATGTATATGCACCAGCATTAGCACTGAGAACACCATTGCCATCAATCGTTAAATTACTACCTATCTTGACACCACCAAGAACTGATGGACTAGCAGTAGGCAATGTATATGCACTTGGTATGCTAGGTTTGTTACGTATCTCTGCTAAACCTGATGTAGCATTCCAATCTGATTGAACTGGAGCAGTGCTATTAACTGTAACCTTTTTGTTTATGCTATCCCAAGAAATATCGGTTCCATTACTACCTACAAATTCAATTGTGTCTGTAGTTCCACTTGCAGGAACTAAATTTAATAGTAATTGGTTACTTGTGTTATTACTACCAGTAAGATCATATGTCGTACCTCCACCTCCACCTCCACCACTTGCTTGTGCAGTCGCACTCAATGTTCTATTAACGCTATCGTAGGTAAATGATATATTTTGATGTGTGCCACCAAGAATCATTGCAGAAGCTGCATCTTTTGCATCATTGTCAGTATAAGTTCCACCTCCACCTGCACCTTGTCTAAAGGTTAGTGTATTGGCATCAGTCCTTTCTACTGTGATACCATCAGCACCAGCAAAAGTAATATCATCTATACCTGCTACATCTCCACTACCAGTCAATCTAAACTTAGAAGAAGTTCCTGTTCCTTGTTCTGCTGATATAGAATATCCATAAGTGGGTGCATCTAATATTGGGAATGCATCTACCCACTGATTGCTATTACCATCATTATAACGAATTTTTAATCTACCCTCATTAGACTTCCACCATAAATCTCCACTCTGAGGTGCTGGATTTGTAGGAGGAGTATCAGAAACACTAACATTAGCTCCACTAGAACTACTACTACCACCGCCACCACCAGCGTTGTTAGAAGTATCTACCCATTGATTGCTAGTACCATCCTGATACCAAATTTTAAGTTGTCCTTCATCAGCTTTATACCAAAGATCTCCACCGCTAGGACTTGATGGTGGTGTATCGGATACTGTTACAGAACTACTACCTCCACCACTACCAGAAATGTCAGTGTCATTAATCCAATTAGTACCATTGTATTTCAATACTTGTCCACTTATGGGACTTGTAATAACAACATTACTAAGATCTTGAATATTTGCTACAGGTGCAGTAGATTCCCAAGAACTACCATTATATTTTAAAATATATCCATTCTGAACACCAGGTGTAGAAACATCAGTTAGATTTGCTAATGTTCTTTGTGTCAGATCTGTAAAACTACCAGTCGTTGCTACAGTTGCAAGAGTTGGTTTGTTTAAAATAAATGATGGTTTTGAACTATCTTGTTGTGCCCAGTCAGACTTAAATTGTGCTAAGTGTTGAGTGGTTGGTTCATTGACCCAGTTACTTCCATTCCAACGCAACATTTCATCAGTCTGTAGGTTGGTAAGAACAGGAAGTAGATAACCTTGTGCAGCATGATTACCCCAACCATGTGCAGTATTCCAATTATTAATTAATGTTGATGTAATACCAGATGCAGCAGAAGCAGAAAATATAGGATCTGTTTCTGTAAATGAAGAAATATATGTAGGTGTAAAATTCTCCCACCTACCTGCACCAGAATTATATTTTAATAATTGACCATTCTGTGTATTGGTATCACTGACATTACCAATATCATTGAGTGTATTAATTTGAGTTCCACCAGCATCAGTAGCATTTGTCCATCTATTGTTAGTGCTATCATATTTTAATACTTGATCATTCTGTGGATTATTAATGAATACATTTCCAATATCATTAATATCAGCAATACCTGTAAGAGGTTGGTTTGTCCAAACACTACCATTGTATTGAAGAACATGAGTGTTTACTGGATTACTTATAGTTACACCAGGAATATCATTAAGTGTTGCTGTATTAAGTCTGTAAAGACCTAGATTTGCTGGAGTAAATGTGAACGTACCATTTGCATTATTATATGATAAAGATCCATTACCAGTTGGACTAGCAGTTATGATAGAAAAACTGGTACTAACGATGTCCGTATCTAGAACCCATTCAGTACCATTGTATTTTATTATTTGTGAATTTGTCGCACCAGCCGCTGTTACGTCAACAAGATCATTTAGATTAAAAGTATCAACTTGTTGTTTTAGATTGAATACATCAACAGCTAATTCATTTAACTCCTGTCTTTGTTGTTCAAAAGTATCAGTTTTTGGGACGTTCCTTAATACCATCAGGATTAACCAATTGCTTTAATAGAGACTTGATCTCACTTAACTCACCTTTTAAATGATCTAACTCATGTTCCATGTTTTGAAACTTTAATTTAGACCTCTTATATTTCTCAAACGAAGACCTATCGGTATTTATGATTGCACCAGAATTAACATCCCTATAGAGATGATCATTGTCCT